ATGCGGCATCCATCACCCCGACGGTCACCGACCCGTCGGGGAAGTCCCTGTCTGCAGTCGCGGCCCCCTGTCGCGCTGGGCGCCCGATCGTCCTGGGGCCGTTCCGCTACGCGGGCACCTACACCATCTCCTAGACCGGGAGTCGTTGTGGCGGAACGCGAATCGACCGACGAGCCGGGCACGTGATGGCGGTCGTCACGGCACTGCGTCGAGCGGGAAGCACCTGGGGGGTCAGGGCCATCTCGTCGGTGTGGGGTGTCCGACGATTGCCGAGCACCTGGTCAGTCCGGCAGATAGGGGGTGTCGTGAGGTTCATCTCGACCCTTTCCCTGGACTATGACCGCTGGGCCGTCACCGCCTCTGCGGACCCCACGGCGGACGTGGTCCAGTTCGCCTATCTCGCGTCGGGATCCGGCGATCCCACAGCCAGTGACTGGGTCGCCGGGTCCTGGGAGGCGGCGGCGCTGTCCACCGGTGAATGGGTGGCGCGTATCTTGATCGGCCCCTCGGGGAGCGTGACGCTCACCCGCGGGACCTGGGACGTCTGGATCAAGATCACCGACAGTCCCACCGCGCCGGTATGGCAGGCAGGGACGATCACCGTCTCCTAGGGAGGAGGCGGGAATGGGCATCTTCGCGAAGGTAGCCGACCAGGTAGACCCGCCACCGCCCGTACCGTTGTGGGAGCCACATCCCAAGCAGCAGCAGGCGAAGACCCTTGCGGGACAATGCTTCGAGCTGCTGTACGGCGGTGCGGCCGGTGGTGGCAAGAGCCACTTCTTGCGCCTCTATGCCGTCGAGTTCGCCCGCGACCATCCCGGCGCGCACATTGCGATGATCCGCCGGGCCCTCCCGATGCTCAAGCAGACCCACGGCCTGCACATGGGCGCGCTGACCGCCGGGATGGCCGTCGAAAACCGCACCGACTGGACATGGACCTTCGACAACGGGTCCCTGATCCGCTTCATCAGCCTCTACAACGACGGCGACGAGCAGAATTACAAGTCCGTCGAGTTCGACCTCCTGCTGTTCGATGAGGTCACCGAACTGTCGGAAAAGCAGTACGTTTTCATGCTGACCAGGCTCCGGTCCGCCCGCGGCCACCGGGCGCACGCCATCGCCACGAGCAACCCCGAGGGCCGGGGCTTCAGGTGGGTCAAGCGGCGCTTCGTCAAGCCCGAACCGCGAGACCTGGGGCCCGATCAGGAGATGCCGAAGCCCGGCCTCCCCTGGGAACCGGCGCTTCTTGAGGACGGCATCGAGGTCGACACCCAGCCGATCCGAGCCTTCCTGCCCGCCACGGTGCTGGACAACCCGACCCTTATGCGGACGAACCCCAACTACGTCCGCCAGCTCAAGTCCCTGCCGGACAGTCGTCTGCGCCGTGCCCTGGTCGATGGCGACTGGGACGCGATGGACAACGTCCCGGGGGCACTGTGGAAGCAGAGCATCCTGGACGAGTACCGGGTGCAGTCCCACCCCACGCTCATCCGCATCGTGATCGGCGTGGACCCCAGCGGTAGCAACGCAGAAGGCGCGGACGAGTGCGGGATCGTCGCTGTCGGCAAGGGCGACGACGGGCACCTCTACGTACTCCGTGATGTCTCCGGAGTTGTTGCGCCAGAAGAGTGGTCGTCCCGCACGGCGCACGCCTACGACGACCTGTCTGCAGACCGGGTGATCGCCGAGAAGAACTTCGGTGGGGACATGGTTCGTCTCACCCTCAAGCAGTCCAACCCGGGGATGCCGGTGCGCCTGGTCAACGCCAGCCGGGGCAAGGCCGTTCGCGCGGAACCGATTTCGTGGGTCTACACCGACGGCCGGATTCATCACGTCGGGCACCTTCCACAACTTGAGGACGAGCTGACGACCTGGAAGCCCGAGTCTGGGTGGTCACCGGGGCGCCTGGACGCGCTGGTCTGGGCGTGCACCGAGCTACTGGGCGGCGGACAGGGATCGTCCTGGATGGAGTACCTACGGCGTCGTGCCGAGGCGGAAGCCGAGGCGCGCGAGAAGGCCGAACGTGGTGGCGGAGAGGGGGAGCAGGTTGCCTGAGGTCCCGCAGAAGTCCGGGCTGGTGGCGGTCACGACCTGGCGCGGCGCCAACCCGCCCCCGAACGTCGAGCAGTCCATGTACCAGCAGGGGATGGGCTACACCCGTCCCTTCGGTCCCGGCCGCCCGCTCAACCCCTTCGATGGTGGCGGTGACCCGCGCCGCTGGAACTTCCAGGTCGGCTACAACATCACTTCTCGGCCGCTGCGCGACGGCCGGATCTCCTTCGAGACCCTGAAGGGGATAATCGACTCCTGGGACGTGGCCCGCGTCTGTATCGGCCACCGGATCGATGACGTCCGCAGCCTCGACTGGTCCGTCGAGGCTGCACCCGGGGTGACCGAGGACATCACCACTGCCCTGGACTTCGCCAGGGCGAAGCTGCGCTATCCGGAAGGTCCGGGGTCGCGCAAGCCGTTCCGGGCGTGGCTGGCCAGCTACCTGGAAGACGTCCTCCGGTATGACGCAGGCTCGCTCTTTCGTCGCCGTGACCGCGCCGGGCGTGTGATCGGCCTCCAGGTGATCAGCGGGACGACCATCGCCCCACTGCTGGACTGGCACGGCGCCACGCCACTGCCCCCCGCACCGGCGTACATGCAGTATGCCAACGGGGTTCCGTGGCAGGAGCTGACGACGGACGATCTGATCTACGTCCCGTTCCGCCCCCAGCCGGACAGCCCGTACGGGTTCGCCCCGCTGGAGTCCGTGCTGCTGACTGCCAACACCGACTTGCGGATGCAGCAGTTCTTCCTGCAGCACTTCACCTCCGGCACGATCCCCGAGGGCTTCGCCACGGCACCGGAAGACGCCTCGGCGCCCAACCAGCTCGAGGAGTGGCAACAGCTCTGGGACGCGGTCCTCTACGGCGACGTCGAGGCCAAGCATCAGCTCAAGTGGGTTCCGGCTGGGACAAAGTTCGAGTGGGCCAAGGACCACAAGTTCGACAGGGACTTCCAGAACTACTTGATCACCAAGGTCGCTGCGGCCTTCCATGTCACCCCGGCCGACCTTGGTTTCACCTACGACGTCAACCGGGCGACCAGCGAGACCCAGACCGAGATTCAGTTCCGGGTCGGCACCGTGCCGCTGGTACAGCACATCGAGGACATTCTCTCCGCCTACCTCCAGGAAGACCTCGGGCTCCCCGTGGTCTTCAGCTTCGACACCGGCCAGGAGAAGGACGATCGGTTCCAGGAGGCACAGGCACAGAAGCTCTATGTCGACATGGGCGCGCTGTCTCCGGACGAGGTCCGCGAGGGCATCCTGGGGCGCCCCGTGGACAATAAGCGTCCCGTCCCGCGCTTCGTCAACCACTCCCGCCGTGGCCCGATCCCGCTGCTGGAGGTGGTCTCCGCCGGGGGGCGGGTCGATGGCGAGACCTACGGTCCGGCGGAGAACCAGCAGCTCATCCCGGACTCCGTGGACGTTGTGGCGGTCACACCGGAGACGGGGACGTCTGGGGCAAAGGCGGCCACCGCCGCTCTCAGTGCCCGTCAGGAGGCAGCACGGGCCACCCTGCACCCCGATGCACCTCCCGAGACAGCCCCCACGCCGGGGACTGGCGCCCAGCCGGTCCAGAACGACATGACGGCGGGCGTCACGTCCGCCACCGGCATCATGGGCAATCCCCTCCACAGTGCCGAGGACGACGACCTCGAAAAGGTCGTGATGAAGGCGCTGGGTGCCTTCCTGGACAGGGAGCATCGCGCCGTTCTGGCCACGGGGGGCGAGCCGGTGAATCTGGACCCCGTCACCACGCGGGTCCGTAAGGCGGTCAAGGCCGCCGGACTGGCGGTCAAGGCCGCCGACACCGGCCGCGTCCTCATTCTCCAGCGCGCCCTCGACACCGGCCCGACGACCGATGCCGAGGCCATGGCTGCGACGGGCGGCAAGCACGACGACGTGACCGAGGTCAGGGAGGACATGGGGCTGCCCCCGCTTGACCCGGCCGCCGGTTGCCTGGAGTTCCCCGGCGGCCACCTGGAGGACGGCGAGCAACCGCTACAGGCCGCGCTGCGGGAGTGGGCGGAGGAGGTTGGCTGTCAGGTACCCCCCGGTGTCCATTCGGGCGGCTGGGAGGCACCTGGGGGCATCTACCAGGGGTTCGTCTGGGTCATCCCGGCCGAGTCCGATGTCCGGATCAACCTCGACCACGAGGACCGGGAGGTGATCAACCCGGACGACCCGGACGGCGACATCACCGAAGCGGTGATGTGGCTTGACCCGGCCGACCTTCCCGGCATGCCCAACCTGCGCAGGGAGTTGCGGGATAACGTCGGTGGATGGCTCCCGGCCGTTCTGGGGGCAGCGATGCCCGAGGACGTCCGCAAGGACCTCCGCCGGTGGCGTGAGAACGCAAGGGGCCGGGTGCGGAGCGGGAAGTCCCCGCGCCGATTCGCCGACACCACGCTCCCGACGTCACTGGTCGATGGCGTCTGGACGGATCTCGCTGGGGCCACCACCCGAGAGCAGGTCGATTCGGCTTTCGGGCGGGTGGTGAAGGCACGGGCCCCAAAAGGGCCGGGGTGGCGTGATGGTGCGCCCGGCGTCCCGCAGCGAAGCTTCGACCTGCGGATCGTCGATCACTACACGCCACTGATCCAGCGGGACCTTGACCGCCTCTACCCCCTGGACGCGCTGCGGGTGGCAGCTGAGGCCCAGACGCTGGATCTCCTGCCGTCACCCAACACGGGGCCCCTTGAGGCCACGCTCCGGAAGCTGTGGGCCGATTCCTGGGCCACCGGCCTCCACGGTGCTCAGCTCCAGGTCGACAAGGTAAAGAAGGCCCGGAAGTTCGGGCCTGATGCCGAGGTCAGCATGGACTGGGGCACCTGGGAGCCGGGGGATCTGGACGCGGCGATCTTCTCGGCGGACGGCGCTTTCGCTGACGTACTGGCCGAAGCGGGGATCACCATCCGCGGGATTGCCGGAACGAGCCTGGACCGGATGGGCACGATCCTCTCGGAAGGCCTGCTCGACGGGCACTCGGTCGACAAGATCGCCCGGGGTCTCCGGGGTCTTCTGGGCGGTGATCGGTCAAGGGCGGAAATGATCGCCCACACCGAGACGGCACGGCTGCAGACGCTGGGCACCTTCAAGGGGTATCGGGAGATGGGCGTCACGGCCTGGGACTGGCTGACCACCACGGGAGCCTGCCCCCGGTGCGTGGCGCTTGAGGCCCGCAACCCGCACTCAATCGACGAGAGTGGGCCGCCAGCCCACCCGCGCTGCTTCCCGGCCGGGACGGTCGT